GGCCAATTGTTGTAGTCTTGTCTCTGTATTTCTTTTAACTTTATATAATATTTGTAACGGATCTTCAGCCATTATGCTCTTCCGCCTTTTTTAAATGGTTTTTTAGATCCTGGGACATTACTCCATGGTGATTGTTTTGCTGTCATAGCATCTTCAATTGCAGCTTTATTACGATCCCCTTTTTTAGTTTTTTTTCCCAATATTCTTTTTGTAATTACTTGTTGTTCACGAGGTCCTGCATGTTCAAATTTTTTTATACGATCTGCAGTATCTTGTTTTCGTTGTGCTTGTGTTTTTAATTTTTTTTGTAGAGCTTGCGATTCCTTAAAACCTGCTTTTCCACGGAAAGCTTTTGCAACTCCTCCTGCAGTTGTACCTCTTAAAGGACCATAAGCCCCACCTTGTTTAAAACCAACTCTCCCACCTTTCTTATGAACCGATAGATAAGGAGATTGTGAACTTAAAGGTCTTGGT